TTGCATTGTCCCTTGCGCCTGGAGACGTTCACTTTGCATTTGCATACGGGTTTGTTCTTCTTGCGGTTGCTGGTTCAACTGTTGCTGTTCCTGCTCGGTCAAATCACGGAAGAGTCCCTGCTTCGGGCGGTAGTTGGTAGCGTCAAGAACCATATTTTCAATTTCTTCAGTATTCACCGTCTTTCCCTGCTGTCTCGCTAAAAGTTCCATGAAAGATGGGGTAAGTATTGTCCCGAAAATCACAGGAAGCGATTGCAATAGACCTGCCCTAGCTTGCAGTTTGGAAGAAGCTCGCATAGCAAACTTCACGCGCGCATTTTTTACCCGAACTGCATCAATCTTGAGGATGTCCTTGTCTGTTCCTACGATCTCCTGCACTTGATCGGGATCGAGAAACAGCGTGTTGAACTTGTGCCATAGATCCAACATCGGCTCTACGGCAATATCCTCATTGTTTTCAATCAGGTAGCCGTGGCGCGAGGCGGATGCCTGTGACTGTGTATTGATTCCGGTTGCAGTACGAGAAGCGGCATTCCCAAACCGACCGGCGGGAGTTCCCAGATTAGCCAAGTCGGTTACGCCGGTAGAACGCGCTACCCTGCGCTCAGCCAAGTCAACTTCAAGAAACGCCTGTTGGGTGATGTTCTGAACTTCCTCTTGTATGATGTCTTTTCCGGGTTCCCCATCTATCTCTAAGATCCGACCGGGATAACGGCGCCGCTGGTAGGCAGGAATGCTCATTCCCCGCCGCTTGATTATTCCACGGTGGAGCGAAAGAGCCAGTTCGTCTATGCGTGCATTGATGATTCCTTGCATCAACCGCTGATCCGGTTCGGCAATATCGGTCACAGCAAGACCGTAGAAGCGATCCAAAACGTCGGTATAGAAAACATTGAAGAATGGAATCATTCCAACAGGATTCGGGATGTTGTAGGCTGTGTGTTCTCTATTGAGTACCCACACATGCCGCTCTTTTGTCCAATAACCCAACACTTCCACACGTTTCGCTCCTGGGTCAACGGAGGTATCGTGTGTTGAGGTCCAAGTATTTCCACGAATGTTTTCTGGACTTTCTCTTGTCCGGTCGCTATCAGTAGTCTGTTTGTTTTCGGACATCAAAATGAGCTGAAGTTTTAGCGGAATCTTGAATCCAGGTTCGTCTCTCAATCTGTTCAACTCATCCACTGTCATAAACACACGCTTGATGGCGTATCGTCCGTCCTGCACTCGGGGAGAGGGACAGTTGGGGTCGATAAAGAAATCCTTGATGGAAACTGACTTGGCGAATGGTCGGTTGATTATTTCTTGGCGAGTTTCTTCAGTGATGCGTCTTTTCTTTTCTCCGGTTGGGAGGTTGACAGTTATTCCGCCTAAAAATGGCAGGCGAACTCGCTTTGTCTGTGGAATGAAATCCACTCGGAAAAACGGTCTTTGGGTTTCCTGATAGAGCATTCCCAATTCGATAATTCCATTCCCATACATAAAGGCGCTCTTGAAAGACCGCCGAAAAACTTCCCGAATCCGTGATTGCCGCATCTGCTCAATCATCAACTCACGCACAAGGCGGGCATCTTCCTGGTCAGTGCCAGGCAAGGCATCGGCAAAGAACCACCCCGGAGCGTCGGCAAACAGTGTTGACATCATCCGTGGCAGGAGAGATTCAATCTGCTGAAACGCTACGAACACGCCCAGATTGGAACGGTCAATTCGAGTCCCAGGCCAAAATTTCCTACCTACCCAGGCCAGATAGAGTTCATCAGCGTTGCGCCATCTGTGATTATGGTTCTGAGCCACATAATTCGATGCCTTGTTGAAGTCCTGTACGGCTGTCTTCAGGGCAAACTGATCCGTCCAGGTGTCGGTGGGTGAATGAACGCGCTGCTTCTCTTTATCAGTCAGCGGTTCATTTGCGCGAGAACTGTCTTTTAGTGGCACCTAGTTTGGCCCCGTTCGATTCAGTTTATGTATTTGCGCTTTCAGTGATTCTCGAAAGTGGAACTCTTTTCGAGAGACACCGCTTCGCCTTAGTGATGGTTTGAGCGCCCGATTCTGTAGGCGAAGCAGAATCTTGGCTTGACGCTGTTTGATTTTGAGATAAGGGATAATAGGTCGCAACAACGTTTCAGCCTTACGATTCGCAACATACCATCGCCATAAATTGCAATGCGTTGCTTGACGATTCTCCCTAATCTCTTGGTATGCGCTGCCTCCCCATTGTGCTTTCAACCACTTCACTATGTGTTCTTGCTTGATATGTACGCAGACCAAAATTCCATGCCTGACATAATTCTTTTGGTTTCGGTGGTCACGTATATAGCGAATTGTGAAGCAACCTTCTCCGTCCAAGAGGCCGGCCGTATAAGCTAAGTCTGTCTTTTTCATCACAACCCCGTTAATGGATGAAAAAACTCGCTCGTTTCAGCTTCCTTGTCGCCCAAAAACCTGGCTCCCTTTGTGATTGGATCGAAGCCTGTGAATGATCGTGAACGCATGTAATCAGGCACGTTCTCGCCCTTCTGTTCGTCTGGGTAGAGGTCGTAGGTCACTCCCCCTTCTCGATTCTGCATCTGGTCAGCCATTGTGTCCAAAATGTCATCGTGGTAGCTGGAACTCTGTGAGAAGCGAAGAATCTCTTGAGTCAGTTCCAGTCGAGAATCCAGGTCTTCGCAGAAACGAATGATTCCTCCCTTGAACCACGCTTGCAAACCCCAAATCCGCTGTTTCTTGGAAACTCGCGTGTCTCGATGAATCGGAATGATGATTGGATACTTACTCCGTTTCGCCATCTCGCGGGTCAAGAACGGAAGCAGAACGCGCGCGTGAGCATCCTTCTCAATCTTGAAATCACACTTCCACTTCTCAAAGATGTCAAAGATGTTGTCTATCACCTCGAACGGAGTGAATCTTGCATGGCGTAGGTCAAGCATATAGGCTCGGGCATCCCGGTCGAATCCAGTGACGTTGAAGACGGGGAAATCGTTTCTCGCTCCCTGCTCCATGCCGTGCAGGTCGATGGTGCAGTGGACACGCAGCGGAATCCGCCGCACGATCTCTCGCGGAATGAACTTGATCTCTTCGCGTGTGGCAAGGCCGCCAGAATCGGGTACAGGTTTGTTTTGGTACTGCGCACTCCACAATACGTCCCCCATTTTCTGCCTTTCAATCTCAAGTTCACTCTTGGGGAAACGGGTCGGCCAGAGTGTAGAACCGTCTGACCTAAGAGCACATTCAATTAACACCGACCACTGTCGTTTTTCCTTTGGAAGTTTCTCTTCCTTGTCGATGACTTCAGTGCCGTAAAGATCACTAAAATCGTAGCGCGTCCCTTCAATGTCTTCCCAGCCGTGGTGCGGTGGGATCGGCCCGCGTTCCAACAGCGGACTCATGTAGCGATAATGGTCACGCACGGTACGAATCTGATCCGGGGTTCGGATGTTCTCTTTGTCCACCAAGTCGGAATGTTTGTGAACTTCCATGTGGGCGCCGGCGATCACCTTTCCAACCGAACAGGTGGAAACGGTTTGCTCTTTCAACCACTTCCGTTTTCGACAAGGAACAGTGAAGGCTTCCTGAGTGCCAAAATCACCCGCCTTTCTTCGTTCAGGGCAATACTCAGGGAACAGAAACCAGAAGTTGTTGTTGTACTGGAAGTGGGCTTTCATCTCCGTAATGACCTTCTTCACCTGTTCGCCGGTAGCGGAAGAAACCATGATGCGAATGTCGGAGTAATTCAAAACCCACTGGATTGAATGGCCGATTGTGATAATGGTGGTTTTCAGGTGGCCGCGTGGATAGAGAATTAGTCGCTTCCGTGGCCCTTCCAGATGCCACAAGTCAACCTTTGGCTCGTACTTCAGAAACTTACCGCTCCACTTGTTCACATAGTCAGTCCCGCCGGGAAACTTCTGTAGATGCTCTATGATCGGCATGTGGACTTTGCGCTCGATGTCGCGGTACTGGAGAACTTCCGTCAACAGCCAGAACAGGTCAGTCCTCGCCCGTTGCCTATCTCTCAGCCAGGTATCGAGAACTGCGAGTTGTCGCGGGTCAAGCATCTTTTATTTTTCAAGGTCCAACAACTTCGCGGATTCCACAACTATGTCTATCGCTAAGTCTGTTTTTGATTTCATCTCTTCCTCTCTACTGCCATGTTTGATTGCTTCATCAATCTCTTTGGCAGTTAAATCAACAACCATGGGCAACCTCTCATGGGGATGGAGCATAAATGTTTTACTCATCTCTTCCTCGCCAGAGCCATTCTTCGGGCGCGATCTCTCAACCTTGTTGGTTTCTTTCCCGAAGCAATCAAGCCGAACAAACCCCGCTGTTTTTCCGTGAGTGGTTTTCCGCGGATCTCTTTGTCACTGAGAATCTTTCCCGCCTTCGCTCGGCTTGGAAATCGTCCTGCCATTTCTCACCAGGAGTTTATCCACTCCACAATCTTCCGAATCGGTTCAACTAAGAACAACAACAATCCCGCTCTCCATGCTCTGAGTTGCTGATGGGTTACATTGGCCGTCACAACTACCGCCTCAGTCTTTGCCACGAAAGATTGCAGCGGCATCGTAACCGCCGAAAGGGACATGGTGCTGACTCGCTTTCCAATTGCCATCAGAGTCTCTTCTGAATCGCCGCTTCTACCGCCAAAGAAAGAATCCGCTTAGGAATAGTTGGGTACTGCTTCAAGAGCTTTGCGTAAACCAGTTGGTGCTTCTGGTCGCCCGTATGCGGTGTAGGGTCAATCTTCAAAACTGCGAATTCAGCACCCTCAATCACAACCGCTGGCAAGGCGAGCCAAATCACTTGATAGGAAAGCCACACGAGAAATCGGCGTAATATGTTCATCAGAAAATAACGAAGTCGTCCCCAGCGCTGGCGGCTTCCGTAACTGCCGTGAAGGTAAGCAATCCATTCGCACCAGCATAATCTGTGATGTCTGATGCCTGCTGTGCCAACACGCCGCTTGTCCAAACTATCGTGCGCCCATTAAAATGATCGTCCGTTGCCTCCGAAAGGTCAGTGGTCATCTGAGTAGTGGAAAGTGTTCCGGCTTCGGCGGAACCGGTTTGCAGTCCTATGTAGCTATCACCATAAGTTCCCAGCGTGGAGTGGCCAGAGCGAGCCTCATCCCATACCGCATCAGCGTTGGCTGCGGCGGTCGGGTCATTCAGGTTAGTGTTTGCTGTCAGAACACGGGCAGCAGTTGACCATGCCTTGTCAGCGCCAGCTTGGGTTATACCCACATCGGCGGTAACGCTGGCTACAGAACCATCCACATTTCCTTGAACATCACCCGCAACATTGCCTGTAACTGTTGTGATGTTCTGGTCTTCCGCAAACCGAGCAACGTCGCTCAGGGTGACTGCCCCACCTGCGTTGTCGGTAACGGTAAAGAGGCCGCGAATCGCTACGGTAGAGGTCGCAGAGCAGTTCGCGTTGATAATGAGCTGCCCACGACCTTCGAGAGACATGGTGTAGGAGCCAGCCCCAGCACCCATGTTTTGGATTTCGATTCCACCGCTATAGTTTCGGAAGCTGAGGTTGGAGGCAGCTAACAACGCACCGAAGTCCCACATGGGCGTGGCTGTTCCAGCAATCGCTGAGTGACAGCGGTCTGTGAAGAAGTCTCCCGCTTCGACGATTGTTTGTGTCCCTGCGATGCCGCACTCGGTAAGATGGGTATCTTTGATATGGGACGTGCCGTTCAGCATACACTTATCAAAGATTTGGAGAGTACCAGTACCAGACACGATACCGGAAACTGTCGCACCGAAGAATCCGCTCCCTGCGATATCTTGTCCACCTAGTGCGAGTGTCCAGTTGTGCCCTCCGAATGTCTGGTTGTTCTGTGCAGCCGCAAACGTTATACTACTACCAGGAGCAATCTGAAACCGTTCGATACCGAGCGAAGCCGCCAACGTATTTGCATCGGCAATACTATCTACCGGGTTTTCAACCGTTCCGTTCTCGAAATCGACCGTCCCTGCCGTACCATCAACCGTGTCAATCCAAATTGCGCCACCTTCGTAACCTTGGAATTCCTGAATCCCTCGTAGCCTACGACCAGCAGAGGTAACTATGTTGTGGGTGGCTCCCGTGAGGACTCTATCCCAAACAGCTTGAGCGATTTCCACACCTGCATCGGCAGCAACCTTCGCGGCGGTGATGACATCCGTAGCGAGCTGTGCGGCAGCGATAGTACCAGAGGTATTGTCAAGGTCGAGTCCTGCCTCACCAGCAGCCGTTATGTCAAGCGTCCGTCCGGCAACGGTAGGTCGAAGTGCGGCTCGGTTCTCAATCGAGAAGTGTGCCAGAACCGCATTCACGACTCTGGTGTCAATCGTAGCCGCTGAAAGGACTACAGTGTAGTTTGAGCCGGTGACATAGAAGGCATCGGTGGTTGCTATGGTACAGACATGTACTCCGGTCAGAGTGTCGAAATCTTCTGTGTCGGTGACGCCTGTAGTGGTCTGACTTACACCATTATCTTTGTAGACTCGGACTTCGCCGTCGGTGGAACGAGTAATAGACGCACCATTGCTATCGTTAGACGACCATATAAAATGAACGGTCTGCTGGTCAGCAAAGTCACCTAGGTAGGGAGCAGACATCTAAGCCACCAATCCTTGTAGTTTGCTTTTCAACCGGATAGTATTGACTAGCGCTCCAGCATGAGTGACAGCTGCGGCAGTAAACGCCCCCTGCCAGCCGAGGTCAAAGCCAAATGGTGCC